GTAAGAGTTTCTTTTGTATGTATCTTTTTTGATGACAGGTGATTATCAATATTGATTACAGGCGTTATCTTTTTTGATGACAGTGTAATCTTTTTTGATAAGGGTATCCATTTATCGAAGTCCTTGATAAATCTATATCCTGTGATGTTACTGTCATCATTTTTGATAACAGCTATAATCTTTTTTGATGACAGGTGATTTAAAGCCCTTAATACGTTTTGTCTTTTAATTCCGGTCATATTGGCAAATTGGGAGAGAGATATTTTATCTTCTTTTTTGTGCCATCCATAGGTTTTGCGGATTATCACCCAAAGGCATTGCATTTCTTCTCCTGATAACCTGATCTTAGCCAAAGCATCCACAATATCATTGGCAAGAGCTATATACCCGTCTTCTTTTTGAGGATTGGCCAAAATTAAACCTAACCACAAACAAAAAGGCCGAGGCTGGACATGGCTTCTCTCGGACGAAAGAAGAGGGTGAACGACCTCGACCTTAATGTCTGTGGGTTTTTTTGAGTTTGAATATCCATTTACTTCACCCTGCCACTATTCTAAAAAATCTTTTTTGATTTGTCAAGTCTTTTTTTGGGCCTATATTTAGTGCCATTTTTTGTCAACCTTTGACAATTTTTGGTTAACCTGAATTGTTTAATGAAATCCACCAGATGCCAGATTTTGACCTAAAAACTATATGTAAAGAAGTCAAAACTCGGCAGCTTGTATCATCACTTCACAAACTCCTAAAAACTGAGGTTTTTTTAATGAAATCAACTACTTAAAAAATACTTTAAAATAATTTAAGACTTGGCACGGCCTATGCTTTAAATAGGTCAGGAGGACAAAAAAATGAAAGTTAAAAGATATTTTATGAAATTTGGTGAAGGGATAGCAGAAATGCCAAACGGCGAGCACTGGGTTTGCAGTAAACAAATTTGGAATGAAAAACCAAAGGAATTGGAAACCTCTCCATTGCCCCACGGAGTTATTGATAAATTCCAATGGATTAATCTCTGGGCATATAGAAGATGAATCAAATAAAAACGAAAGGAGAAAAGAAGATGAGGCATAAAAAATATTGGGTACAGAACGTTAGAACATTAGAAGAATTAGTCCTTGACGCAGACAATCTTAAGGAAATATCACAAAAGACAAGTTGGGAAAGAAAACTCATCAGAATTATGAAAGTGTATTATCGTAAGGGAGAAAAGGGTAGTTTAATTTTATCTTATTAACCCCAAACCCCAGGCCCCCCAACAGATCATCGGGGAAGGAGAAAGAAGATGAGAGTACCCACAGTACATTTAAACGGCACGGGGAAAGACAGATTAATTGAGGGATATTTAAATGCTCATACCTCACTGCGGGATGCTCAAAAAGCGTTAGAAGAAATAGAATTTAATCCCAGGGATTATTATGTCCAGGGACCCGAAGCATGGGAAGAAGCAAAAAGAGAAATGAATATCCGTTTTGAAATAATAGCAAAGGTACAAAACGAAATAGATCAAATTTTAGAAGCTATCGACAAATAACCCCTAACCAAGAAAGGAGATTGAATAGAAATGGACGACATCAATAAATGTGAAATCTGTAAATATTATCGGGGATTAGTTGAGGTACCCAATGGGTATCCAGGGCTAACCAAAGAGAAGATTGATTGTTTTAAATTTGGATATCTTGATCTATTAACAGATCCTGAAACCTGTAAACTCTTTGAAGAGAAGAAAGGAGATTAAAAGATGAGAGAAAAACCTTATATCATAGTTGATGCTGTATCGCTTCAATGGCTATGCTCAAAATGCAGAGTATCGGTTGAAGTAATAAGAGAAAAAGGTAAGAAGCTCTTATGTCCAAAATGCAGAACAAAATGGAGGAGCTAAAATCATGAGAGAACTTACCGTTAAATATCAAGGTGAATGTAAGAAATGCGGTCAGTCTTTAGAGATCGGTCAACCAGCCATGTATGAGAAGAGTATGGGAATATTTTGTGTTGGATGCGAGCCTGAAGAAATTGAGGAGATCCGGGCATTTAGACTTGAGAAGGCCGGGCGAAAAGCAGAGAAATATGAGGAGTGGGCAACGAAAAGAGAATGCAAGGCTAATGCTCAGCTAAACAGTAACCCAGAAACACGCCACGATTGGGCCTTTATTACACAACCAGGGCATATCCCAATGAGGGCACGGATGAATAAGGCCGACGATAAAGCAATTGAAAGCCTCCAAGTTGCCGAGGGATTCAGGGAGAAGGCCGAGAACCTGCGAAATGTTCGGGTGGCTGGGGATGCAGAGAGGAACAGACAAGCAAAAAGAGAAGCACTTGACCAACTCATTAGTAAGGGAACCAGAGTCATTGACGCTGTTTTTGGGGAAGGAGTAGTTTTGAGTATTCACAAGAAATCATACCGGATTCAATTTATTTCTAAATGCGGGCCAGATCAATTTTTCACCTGTGCCAGAGATAAAAGCTATGTCAGGCCGTTATCAAATCCCTCTATTTGAGTGGAAAGGAGAAAGAAAATGAAGAAAGATTATATAAAATTTTATCCCGTATGTGTTCTAAAAAGGTTTTTGAAGTATGGGGATATTACAACAGAAGATTTTAAAAAACTTGTAAAAAAAGAATATTGGCCTAAAGAATTAAAGGCAGAAAGGAAGGAATAAATGAAAATCATCTGTTGGCCTAAAATTGCCAAGAAAGGAGGAACCAAATGAACAGCACAGACAGAATGGAACTTGATGTATTGAGAAAGGGCATGTGGGAATTATTTTGTAAGGTAGCCAGGGTCCCTGACCATCAAAAAGAGATCGAGATTTTTATCAGGGTCATGGATCGGCATCAGGAGATAATTTCCCAGGATGGCCGGGAGGTGGCAGAATAATGGTCAAGAATCTTTGGAGAAAAGGAGAGGGAGAAATGAATAAAATACAAAATCCAGTTGTAGGTGACAAAGTTGGATTTAATAATCCAAACTTAATGAATCACAAAGGAGTTATCGTTGCAATAAAAAAAGGCAGTTGGGGTTCAGATTGCGTTGTAAAGTGGACTCAAGGATGGCCGTCTTTCGGTCCTATTGAAAGCGAAGAATGTCTATTCAATCTAAGAAGATTGTAATTATCAAGGAAAGGAGGGATGAGGAATGAATAAAAGTAAAATTAAAGGGGATACGTTTGAGCGGAGTATAATTCACGAGGCCGAGGCGTTAGGATTAAAAGCCTATCGGAATAGGATGAGTCGTGCAGCTCCTGGCGAGAGTTGGGATGTGAATGTTGCGGGTCGGCGCCTTGAGTGTAAGAAGAGGAAGGCAGGATTTAAGAATATTCGGAAATGGATAATCGGGAACGACGGAGTAATTTTGGGGGCCGATAGAGAAACGGCATTAGTCGTTATCCGGTTAGAAGATTATTTAAAATTATTGTGAGGAGGATTAAAATGAACCGCTGCCAAAAGTGTCAGGGGTTAATGGAAAAACGGCATGAATTAGGGGAGGGGATCTGGTTTATGGACATCGTATGTGCCAATTGTGGCTGGAGGCTGTGGCCTCAAGAAATATTAGATCAAAGGGCAATAGCAAGAGCTGTGTTTTTTGCCAATTCCAAGGCCAGGAAAATGCGAAATGTGGCGTACTAAAAATAAATAAAAATAACGCTTGACAAATGATAAAAACTTTATTAAGATAATAAATATGAAAATTAAAGTTGATGTTTATAAATGCTTGCGGTGCGATTATCAATGGGTTTCAAGGCTTGACCGACCACCTAAACAATGTGCTCATTGCCACTCTACAAGATGGAGTATTCCAAGAAAGGGGAAACATGGAAACAGAAAGTTGGGATGTCCGGTGTCTTAATTCCATCCGGCAAGAAAAGAAAGAAGCTGAAAAATATTACGGAATCAGGATTAACCTAACCGATATTCAATGTTCTTTTTGTGGAAAATCGTGGAATTTTTTCCATATTTGCGGAGGCACAAACCCAGAAAGACGAAATGAAATAGAAAGAATAAAAGAAGAGTGGAATAGACCTATTTCGTTAATGGGTATTGGCGGTTGGAGACAGGAATTAGGCATTGAAGTTGGGATGTCAAAAGAAGAAGCTCTTGAGAAATTTACAGCGTGGCAACTTAAAAAGAAAACCTGCCAGCGTTGTGAAGGTGACAAATATTTTGAATATTGCCCGATTCGTTTAGTTTGCAAGGAGGCGAACGATGTCAGAAATGTTGAAGGGGATGATAACAGAAGCCGAATTAATGAAATTAATGGGTCTAAAACCCTCGGAATTGAGTTATCTTCGGCTCGGAAAAGGGTTTCCCTTCGTTAAATTAACAATGAGAACGAGGGTTTACCTTGAGGATGACTTAATGCAATGGTTTAAAGGACATAGGGTTATCCTAAATCGGGATATACTACCCGCCTTTGTACCGCCAGATACCGACAAGACGGGCTCAGATGGATCGCTACGAAGGTAGGAGGACGCAGGTTGATGGTAATATTTAAACCCATAGTAAACCATTAACTATTTCAAATCCCCTGATCCAAAGAGGATTGAGAAGAGGAAGAAGAAATGATTCGGGTTTGTTCATATTGCTGTGAGGTTTTTGGGGAGAAGGAGCCTTTCGAAAACAAGGAAGAGACTCACGGTATCTGTTTGGTTTGCTTTCCGATAGTGATGAAGGAATTTGAAAATCAAATAAAAGAAATCAGGGAGGTTGAGAAATGACCTTCTGGGTCGGCCTTATTATAGGAATTGTTATCGGTTCTTTTTCAACTGTTTTAGCCATTGGACTTTGGGTAATGGCGAAGGATGGGAAATAATGACGCCTATAAACACATTGCTCCTTAATGGACATCCAAAGGCTACGGCCATAGTGAGGTTTGACCATTCAGCAGTAATCATCTTTATGGCCAAGACATTGAAAAGGATTGAGTTCCCTGATGTGAAAAAGATGAAAGAATTTATAGACGAGAAAGGGCTTGAGGTCAACGTGAAACATATCCATCTGGCAGGGGTAAAGCCATGAAATGTCCCACTTGTAAAAATGCCATCCATATAGACCCCAAACTTGATGTCAGGAGCCTTCTGGCCGTCATTGCCTTCACCCTTTTAGTAGGTATCCTCGGAGGGCTATTCCTTTACCATGAGTTTTTGATACCGCAATATGAGCAGAGGATAGAGAAGGATAGGGAAATCAAAAAAGACCTGAGAGATAATTTTGTGCCGAGTCGGCCAGAGCCAAAAAAGAAAGGATAGAAGATGGAACCAAATTTTAAAAGTAGATACCTTGAATTTAGCCGTACTGGATATACGGGTAAGACTGATATCTGGGATGTTGAATCCAAATCCCAGGGTTCAGTTTTAGGACAAATTAAATGGTATGGACCATGGAGACAATATTGTTTTTTCCCATCTCCAAATACAATCTTCAACCCCGAATGTATGAGTGATATTTCAAGGATGATTAAAGAACTTATGCAATTAAGGGGGACCTAACCGATGGATACAAAACCCAATTTCTATATTGCCGGCCTCATCTGTGCCGGTGGAGTGGTGATCATGGGGATATTGTTTATAGTCATGGTGATCAAGGCAAGGATTTTTGAGTAAATCCAAACAAGGGGCGGGTGGTCGGGGCAAATAGCCCGCCCCGAAGGAGGTCTATGAGAAAGTATTTGATTAAATTATGGAAGGATGGGGTTAGGTATCGCTTTCTAAGGTGGTCTGTTCCTTTGATATTATCCCATCATCATGTCAGTAGAAATGGAAGCGGGAGAAAGAAGAAAGGGATTGTGGATATAAATAAAATTGCCGAAGAGATGGGACACGAAAGCCCGTTGGAGGACCAAATCTCTAACGACTACCGAACTTCCCATCTTCAGGGGAATTTCCCTGGAAAGAATATGGGAGATTAATATGAATTTAGATAAACTGGATAACCCAGAGAAATTTATCTTCATGTGGCAATACCGGTTATTAGGACATTTTAAAACTGCACTCATCGAAGCAATATGTCGGGCTGACGATGACAATTTAGGGAAATTGAGTTTGGGATTCCCCGATGAAGTAAAGGGATATATTAATTATGCACGGGTTACTGGATGGTGGAAGGAAGTGCAACTAAAAGCAGAAAAGGAGGAATAAAAATGGATGAATTACAGATTTATGAATCGAAGCCGTTGACGGCAAAGGACATCAAGGGTCAGGTTGATTTGATCCAAGATGTAATGAAAAGTGTAATGCGGGATAAGGAGCATTACGGAGTTATCCCAGGGTGCGGGGATAAACCTGCCCTTCTAAAACCTGGGGCTGAAAAACTGAATCTTACCTTCCGCATGGCTCCCGATCCCGAAACAGAAATGGTTGATCTGGGAGGTGGCCACAGGGAATACCGTGTCAAATGTATCCTAAGAGCGATTGAATCCGGCCGTACCCTCGGAGCTGGGGTTGGATCTGCTTCCACAATGGAAACCAAATGGCGATTTAGGAAGGCCGAGAGAAAATGCCCCAAGTGTGAACAGGAGGCCATTATTAAAGGAAAACAGGAATTCGGGGGTGGTTGGCTATGCTTTGGTAAGAAAGGAGGTTGTGGGGCCAAATTTAAAGATGGAGATATGATAATTGAGAGCCAGACGGTAGGACGTGTAGAATATGATAATCCTGCCGATTATTATAATACCTGCTGGAAGATGGCGAAAAAGAGAGCCCTTGTGGATGCTGTTCTTACAGTTACGGCTGCTTCAGACATCTTTACCCAGGACGTTGAAGAAATGGTTGAAAATGGAACGATAGATCCCAAACCCTCCACCGAACCAAAGAAAGAAATTGAATCTCCTGCACCTCCATTGCAAGGTGAAATCAATTTCCTTGAAGAAATGAAGCGGTACAAGGTGAAGGTAGGTCAGGTTAAGTTTGGTGAAATCCTGACCGGTCGTTATTCCGCGATGAAACTGGAAGATGTTAAACCCGAAGATCAACCCTTGATCCTCAAGGAGATGGAAGAGGCATATCAGGCACGAATAACGAAGGAGAAGAAATAATGCCAGCCAGAAATTATAGACAAAAAACCACAGGCAAGGCCGTCAAGGGAGTTACCACCATCCTCAGTATTTTATCCAAACCGGCTTTGATATTTTGGGGATATAAGCAAGGAATGAGCAACTTTGATAGATTGATGGTCGAAATCGCCGTATTATCGAACATGACAATAAAAGAAGATCCTGAAAATTTGGATAAGATTATTCAAAATTTTAAAATAACTGGCCTTTATGATAAACGAGACAAGGCTGGTAATGCTGGAACCCTTGCTCATTCCTTCGTGGAAAACCACATAAAGGGATTACCTGAACCCTCAACAGGTGGGATTACACAGGATGTAATTGATAAGGCCGAGGGATGTTATTTGACCTTTTTGGATTGGGAAAAAACAAACAAACTAAAGGTAATTGCCTCTGAAGTTGAATTGACCTCTGAAAAAAATGCCTTCGGGGGAACGATCGATGATGTAATACAAACGGCCTTAACCCCCCAAGGAATGGTTGATATTTTTGACTTAAAGACGGGGAAAGATATTTATTTGGAAGCAAAGATTCAGGTAAAAAGTTATTCAAAACTTTGGGAAGAACATCATCCTGAATTGCCGGTATCGGGTTTTCACATCCTTCGATTAGGAGAAAGCGGGGAATTTACGCACAAGTATTTCCCGTCTCTGGATGAGGGATATTGGAAAATCTTTTTAGACTTATTGGATGTCACAGAAACCCTCTCACAACTCGGAGAGAAATTATGACCCAAAAGGGTTCTAACCCTAAACCCCAGAAACCTCTATGTTTTAATAGCAAGGAGAAACAAGGTTATTGTGGACCGTGCATGTGGAATTTTAAATGCAAAAATAGACGGGTTAAAGGGAAATAGATATGCCTAAGAATTACAAAGAAAGGAGGGGATCTATGTTTGAGTTACCTATTGATTTAATTCAGTGGATTGAAGAGATGTGGCCTATTATTTCAAATCGTACTATTAACAAGGCAGAGGCAAGTTTATCTAACTGTGAGGCCCAAATGTACTGGGCAGGAACAATAATAAGGATTGATCTGAAACCACTTAAATAATAATAGGTAGGTGGTCGGGAGTTTCTTGGGAGCCTCATCACTTCCTCCTCTTCTCCTGGCTATCCACCTTTTGAAAGGAGGGAAAAGATGGATACTTGGTATGAGTTAAATATTAAATTACAGATGGAAGCCCTTATCTCTGAGAGGGAAGGTATGATTGCAGAGAATCAACAAAGAATTCATCTTGAGCAAAGTATGGCTTTTACCGAGGATTCGTTTCAAAATAATGCAAATGGATTTACCCGATTACTGGATGAGATTAGAAGCCATGGATAAAGGGTTAGAGAGTGCATCAGAGATCCCACTCCGTAACCAGTCGGTCTTGTGAGCTGGATCGCACGGCGAGCAAGCAATAGCAAGAGGGATAGGCCACCTGACACTCTCTAACCTTTAAAGGAGGAGAAGATGAAATATGGGCATGATTGGATCCCTCATCCTAAGTGGAGTTTGGCCTACCAAAATTGGTTTATTTGTGTAAATTGTGGAAAGGAATATCAATCTAAAATCATACCATCTACATTATCACAAGACGAGTGTTTAGGTATAAAAAAGGAGGAATCCAATGAGTGAGCAAGAGAAGAAGTGGGGAGAGGAAGCGAAAGAATATTTTAATAAATTAGATGATCCATGTAACCAAGGCAGTTACTTTTATTATGTGGAAGGTTATCTCCAAGCCTGCAAGGTAAGGCAGGAGAATAGTAATAAGGAGATTGAGAGGTTGGTGGGAGAAATTAAACGGTTGATGATAGTTCATACCGTTTATGAGGAGTAAGAGAAAATGAACGAGCCAAGCATAAAACACCTTGATTCTGGATATGCTTTAATTTGGTATTCTAAAGAGTGTTTTGCGCAAATTCCCATGGGATGGGAGGGCAAAATACCAGATGAATATATTTTTAATCCTGCATGGAACAGAGAGAGAATTAATGAAGGAAGGAGGAATCTCAATGAATGAACGGATAAATGCTCCAGTCCAAATGCCCCATAGTGGACGAGTTCCACATGGTATTAGATTTCGTGTGCCTTGGCGGATACATAAAAAAGCATGGGAGGAATATGCAAAGCATTATTCTGATCAATCAGCAGAGAAAATAGCAGACCGAGGAGGGTTTGGTCTTGAGGAGTTAATTTATTTTTTAGCTGGCGAAAATCCATACACAGTTTTAACAGACGATAAAATGGCAACCGATTTTTTTAACAAATATGAAGAAGAAAAGAGGAATCCCAATGAGTGAAGAAGAGAAATGGAAAAAGGAATATCTACAACTTCCTCATTATATAAGACATCCTGCTCCATACGGGGAGGAGATTTATTTCCAAGCTTGCCGAAAGAGGCAGGAGGAGATTAACTTGCTACTAAATTTCATCCCTGATGGATTGGAAAAAGCCGAGGAAGAACTTAAAGATCCCATTAAACTCTCAGAGATCCTTCGACCAATGGGATTTGTGGTTGTGCCAATGGATCAGTGGGATGTTTACTCAAAAGCTGAGGAGAGGGCTGATAAGGCTGAGGCCAGAATGTTAGATCAGGTTGAAATTAATGTAAAACAATTAGTTACCAATACCTCCTTATTACAATCAACTAAAATTCTCGAGGTGAGGGCTGAAAAACTCCAGCAAAGATTGGACTTAGAAAAATTATCCTATAATGGGATGGAACAATTACTTATTAGAGAGAGAAAGAGGGCTGATAGAGAAACGGTTAGCGTTAATGAATTAAGTTTAGCTAACCAGGAACTTGAACTTCGCCTCAAGAATATTAAGGAGGACATTAAGAGTTGGGATATTCCACAATACTATAAGAATAAGGTCCTTGAGGAAGTGAAGTCCGATCTCAAAAATTATACTTCTCCTATTGAACTATTATCATTGATAAAGCAATTAACGGAGAGGATTAGGAAATTGGAGGCTGAATTAAATCGGGAAATGACTTATAAGGAAGCATTAGAACAAACTGAAAAAGAGAGAGAACGATTAAGCAAATTATTAATTGAAGCCCGAACGGAAATTGTAGAATTGAGGGCCACCCTTGCCTTAATCAAGGCCGATGAGAGTATTGGCAAATTAGTGGTTGAGTGTAATTGTAACCATGATGGGGAGTTTGATGCAGGACAAAGGCATTGTAGAAAATGCGGGGAATATTTATTTTAACGCAAAGGTCAGCGGCGTTTTGCACGTCCGCTCGAATGAATGGAATGGGCAGATGCAATGATCAGTTTAAATGATGCTCTTGAGGAAGCGAAGAACTCTGGAATAACGAAAGATGAAGTGCTTAAAGAAGTGGATAACGTCTTTATAGAATGAAATATAACGTAGAAGTGAGTTGCGGCCAATGATTAAGAATCGGGCTATTTTAAAAACGATAACACCCAATTATTGGCCGTCAACTCCAGTGATGGGTTATGCTTTTATAAGGAGATTCCATGAAAGTAAAGGAGTTAATGCAAAAATTAAGTGAATATAATTTTGATGCTGAAATGTCTGTAATTGCCCATAATTATAAAGAAGAGTTCTCAATAACATATGGGAGTGGATCAGAAGGTGAAACAAAAGAAAATTGCAAAGAGGTTAATTTTTATGTTGATCGCCTCTGTCAAAGTGAAAGAGCATAACGTCCCGCATGACCTGTGCGGGCAGGAGGTATCATGAAAAAGCAGAAGACTATCACGCATCAGGTCGATGCGGTTGTTAGATGGGTTTGGTCTTTGTATTGTTTTTTCTTTGATCATAAGTGGGTCATCCAGGGCGGTCGCCAATGTCCCAAGGTTGAATACGATTGCAGTCAAAATGTCTATCGGTGCGCCCATTGTGGTGATTGGGATTATGGTGAAGAAGGTGGCCCAACTTGGCATGAGTGCACTTTTCATTGTTCCATCTAACCATTGATTAACAGGCCATTTTGCCTGATAACAATTCAATCCTAATCACAAAGGAGAGATGAATAAAATGGAATACCACAAGATCGAAAAACTTACAGAAATTCAAGTCGCATATTTTGCGGGACTTCTCGACGGAGAAGGTTGTGTGCGAATCGGTAAATTCAGGAACTCGTCTGGTGTTACACGATACCGTGCCTATATAGTTATTGCCATGACAGATGTTCGTCCGATTAATTGGCTGGTGAATACCATCGGCGGCAAGAAATATATTGACAAAAAGAAGCGATTTGGTAATTCAAAGATATGTTTTTGTTGGACATTAAACGCAAAAGAAGGATCAACTATTCTTCGTCGTACATTACCCTATCTTTTGGTCAAATCTGAACAGTCTCGCAATTTCATTGCTTTCGCAGAGACGCTGACAGGTAGGGGTGGGCGGGGGATTAACAAACCCATATCACAATCTTTATTGAAAACTCGTGCCCAAATGTTTTTGGTTAGTCAATCTCTCAACCAAAAGGGGAAGACAACATGAATGACATTACTTATCATAAAATCGAAACATTATTTGAGCGAGACGAAAAAACATTCAAAGTTAATCCCTTTAAACTCAAGAACCTTGTTTATGGGATTTTTAAAAGTTGGCAGTTTACTGAAAAAATTGACGGAACGAATATCCGCATAATTTGGCAGAATGGTAAACTTAGTTTTGGAGGAAAGACAGATAACGCACAAATACCAGCCGATTTAATTAAGCATTTATATGAGATTGTGAGTGCCGATAAGTTGAAAGAAATCTTTCCTGATACTTCTGCGGTGATTTATAGGGAAGGATATGGGGCAGGGATACAGAAAGGCGGAGGATACAGTAAAACAAAGGAATTTATTGTCTATGATATTTTAGTTGATGGTAAATGGTGGTTGAATTGGGAAAATACTTGTGATGTCGCAAATAAACTTGTACTAAAAACTGTTCCTTTTATTGGGAATATGACACTTGAGGAAGGCGTAGAAATGGTTAGGGGAGGATTCTGTTCCATACTTGCAAAGGAAAATACTGGGGAAATTATACCAGCAGAGGGGATCGTTGGCCGAACCATAGAAACCTTATTTGACAAAAAGGGAAGTCGAATAATTATAAAATTAAAAACAAGGGATTTTTAATAAACAGGCCAGTTACCGATTCAAGGGGAATATGGGAGATGAGGTGATTGACTTATCTTGCTACTTTTTTTCACGTTCCAGACAGTTTAGGAGTTCCATTTTTGCCCTATGGCACGAGTCGAGAAGGTCCTGATATACCGATGTCTTGATAATTGAATAACCCTCCGGTATCCCGCTCGATGGGACTGGCTTCGGATTAGTGATGCAACTACCTCCCATCAAGTAGAGCAATAAAAGCGATAGTAATACCAGATAAATCTTTGCCTTCCGCATTGGGAGCCTCCTTTATAATCTTGATTAATTCCAATTCATATTCCCGTAGTGCCTTCTGCCTTTTGATTGGGTCATCCGCAGTAAGACGAAGGATGAGCTCAAGTCCTTTGTCCACGATTCCAGGGATAGCCCCCGCACCTCCAGAGACCATCCCCCCAACAATCTTCCCAACTGTTGTCAACAATTCATCGGCCATATTCTACTCCCAGATTACCGCACCCTTTGTCACAAGGCGAATGACAACACCAAGGGCCTGAGTTGCAATCCCTAAATAGAGTGCCCAGGATGATTCGCCCATCACCCCTGCTCCGATTAGGATTGAACCGATCAATCCTAATCCCTGGATCCAGATCGTTTTTGAAAAATACCATTTTTTATTCATTTTTTTCTACCTCCTTTTTTGATTTAAGATATTTGATCAAAATATTTATAAGCGACCAAAGGGTCAAATCAATTCCGATATTCTTTCTGTCTTTTTGCAACTGTTTAAGTTCTTGAATTATATTCATTTTCTTTTCAATAGATAGTTAACTTCTTTTTTGCAGTTATCAGGAATTACAGACAACTTTCCATGACTTCCATATCCTTCAAACTTGCCGCATTTGATACAAACCCTAACCGAATGGGGACAAAACCCTTCTGGATATTTTTTAGCCAATCCCTTGCTTATTCGATCCGGCATTTTAAAACATTGGCCGCAAATATTGTTGTCTTTGGTGACCTTTATCCACTTATGAAATAGGCACATTATTTCCCTTTCCACTTTATGGTTACAATCGAATCTTTATCCTTCCACCCAAACCGATGCCACCCCTTGTGGCCATAAGGGAGTTCACACTTAGCATTAATGATGGGAAAAACGATTGCGTTTTTGCAGGTCATCTCTCTATTCAATCTGAGGAATACCATTTTTAATTGTAAACTTCCATGCCGATAATGCAGCCTCTAGTCTTTCTATAAATGTCACTGGTATTGACCCCTCAAAGTAAATCGCCAAGGATTTATTTAGATATGATAACCTATCAATCAGTAAAGCATTTAGATCCCCAGCATCGGGGAAATTACCCTCTACAATAGCAATCTGTTGATCCCAAGGAAGCTGCCAATTACCTTTAACAATCCTGAAATAATAGTTAATAATTATATCCATTACTTTGAGTACTGTCAGATGATATTCCTCACCATTAAAATTGATAGATGATAAAAGTTTCAAGCCTGTTGTCCATTCCATAGGATCCTCCTTTCATATTAGTTTGCATATGCCCAATTTCTAAAATTCAGATAATCTTTTTGCCACCCTAAATATACTTTGATTCCCCTTTCTACATAATATGGATAAGTCCTAATTCTATTATTGGTTGAATAACATCTTTGGAGTATATTCCTCCATACATTATGTAAAGGTTCAACGTTTCCATTTCTTGCAAAACCATGTTTAAAATTCATTTTATCCATCTCAATCTGTAATATTGAGCCATACTTCCTCACCCTGCAAAAGTGCAGATAGAATTTTGACTGATAAATCCCTTAACGCATCCGCACTGCGGATTATACTCCTCGATTGACGATCAATCTCTTTTCCAACCGCTATACAACCTTCGATTTCTTCTGGTTTATTGGCAATATCAAATCTAATCCCTTTAAACTGTGGAACATCTAAGACATGAAGCATCAGACATCTATGTCGATCTGACCAATCAATGATAATTTGATATCTCCCTTTTGGAATGGCTGTTTTACCTGGGATTTTAATTCCGCCTTTTTCGAGTTCTCGGTCACAGTCCTCGAGAGAAAAACACTCAAACGAACCATTCACATAAATACTTCCTAACCTTCTATCATTATTTTTCTCTTTGATAATTAATTCAAGGTTCATCCAAATTTCTCTTTTCCTTCGATGTAACCTATATAACTGGCGACCTGTTTTTTAATGGTATCATTCTGAATCCTGGCGCCCTCCAGATCCCCAGCGTCCAGGTATTCGGAAAGCCTGTCACTTGAGTCCCGTAAGACACTCATCGAGACATGAATCCACATATCGAGATTTGTCATTTTCCGTTCCGCAGATATTCGTTAATTCTATCCACCTTATCAAACAGTTTCCCTTGGCCTTCTACTAAGATATTAAATTTTTCATCTATTGATTTACTGACGACATCAAAAACAGATTTATCCAATTTCTTCTCATCGAGTTTATCAACCTTACTTTTTAACCCGAGGGCGGTTATAATCCCTATAAAGATTCCACTAATCCCCCCCCCACCCATTGATTCAAGATCCCATGCCATATCAACCCCCGATCCGATTATTTTTTATCTTTTAATTTCTCTTCCTTCTGCTTCTTCAGGGCATCAATTTCCATCTGTAACCTTTGAGCCTGTCCCTGAATGGTAGTCACTCTTTCCTGAAGATATCTAAACTCCCATTGAAGGGATTGAAGTTGAATTTCCTTTAGGGCAATTTGGGTGTCAAGATCATCTGCCTTTACGTTAAAAGGACTGAGAAAAATGATGCCCGTTAGAACAAGTATAATTACAGATAGTGCGATTCGGATTCTCATAATGAAATCTCCCTTCTTCATCATACCAAGTGTGAGTAGCCATCAACGTTGAACTACAACCTCTTTCGTAGACCCTGCTTTTTAATCCTTGTTCTTTACAAACAGGGCATTTCCCATCCCAAGTATCTATCATTAAAATTCGTCCAAGTAAATCTTCATTCGATTTTGCAATTCCAATTCCTATCAGGATCGCCAATATCACGGCCAGACAGAACCACTTTTTCATCATTCCACCCCCAATATCTGTTGAACCTGAGCCTTCTTAGCCTCTGTTGCTATCTCGTACTTCTGTTGGATAGAAGAAGTTCTCTCGGCCTTGACCTTGTTGAATACCTCAGCCAACTTATCATCAATGAGTTTTTGAATGAACTGAGTCTCGTTCATCTTGGGGATGGTCTCAATGGGAGTGGTGGTTTCGATTTCTTTCCCATCCACTATCTTTTTGGTAACAACATTGGTAGTGACGGTGTTGGCCTTGATCCAATCCTTGACAGCAACGGCCATTAACTGTTCGCCTTGGTTGTCTAATTTAACTGTATAATCTGCCATATTATCCTCCTTATGGTGTGGCATTACTCCAATATGGTATCCAGGATAGTGTTCCATTGACATAAATTGGAGCCCATCCTGTATTCTTTGTAGTTGCTGCCTGTCCACCACCGACGACATAAGCGTTAGTTGTAGTTGTATCGGACTTACCCAAATATAGATTTCCTCCAACGTACACATTTCCCCCCTGAACCTCCTTCAGAGAGATATCATCCAGCGTGAACCCACCACCAGTAGAGGTTACGGAGATAACAAAGTTCCCAGGAGAGACAGCACTGAGGAAGTAAAGGGTTTGAGTGCCAGCAGCGAGAGTAAGGGTCTGTTGTGTAGTTGCAATCCCAGTGGTTAGAACTGCCGTACATCCAGCGGTCACAGAGGAGACAGGATAAACCAATTTATACCAGCGATTGGCTCTGACCGTGATAGCAAGATTGCCAGAGGTTTGGGTAAGAGTTCCAGTCCCGCCTGCATGGGTATAAATTGCTGCACCACCTGTATCGTCAAATCCACCAGCCACATCCCATTTGGCATGGGTGGTAAAACCTGTCTCGTTGAGGGATTCACTACCGAGAGTCCCATAATTTAGAACATGAACGCCCCCGCCACCGATTATCTGCCTAACTCCATCCTCCGATAAAATATGTAAACCAGCTTGAGCAGTTCCATTACTCACATCGGCAACCCAAAATTGAGCCATATCAATAGGAGATGTAGTAGGAGCTGTGCCTGAACCAATGCCGAGGACGTTGGCTGCGGAGGTGCCAAAGGTGGCGGTGTTGATGCCAACGTTGCCGGAATAATCAATCCTTACCCGTTCCAAACCCTGTGTAGACAACTCTATATGGCCTGTAGCGTTAACATTACCAGCCCCAAACTGGATTCTTCCACCCGCTCCTGGATATTCATTTCCATATAATTTTATAAAACCGCCACGTGCAGAACTTAGTGTTCCTCCTCCTGAAATACTCAAGGCCCCATCATCAGATCCATCTTCAGTTGCAACGGATATGGTAGGAGATCCTGTTGATGGAAAAGATAAAATGGAAGTTGGTGCCGTCGTTCCGATGCCGACGTTGCCGCCGCCTGTTATTCTCATTCGTTCTTTTATGTAGTCAGCTAATTCTTTAGTTCCAAACGCAAGGTATCCAGCATCATTACCGTCCCCAGCAGCTTCTTTTGCCCCCAATATTCCAGCATATGTAACAACGACATTGGTTGCTGTATTATACTTTCCTCCAAACCCAATTCCCCCGCCAATGTTTTGAGCCGCAGTATTTTCAGAAGTGACTAATAACGGAATATTAGTAGTTCCAAAACCAAACAGATACCCGCCACTTAACGCAGTCACTGATGCGGAAAATACGCCGCTTGACGGAGTATTTAGTAAAATCGTGCCACCACCACCCCGAACATCAAGCTTCGTTGTCGGCCCCGTCGTCCCGATCCCAACATTTCCCCCAGTCGGCTGCAATATCACATAACTCGTTGTCTTAGTCGCTGAGGATGTCCCCTCAATCGTGATGTCACCGTCGGCGGCAGAGGAACCGTAAATGGTAGGGAATATCGGGGTCGAGGTAGTCTTTACCGCCTGGTCGAACCAATCGGCGAGGGTAGGATTGCCGGAGAGAGTGATTGTTCGATCTGCATCTCCAGTAGTAAGAGTTAATGTTTTATTTCCAGTAATATTTGAACCAGGGGCAATTGTAAGATAATGACTCGCATTAGTATCGTATATCCTGAGTCCAGTATTTGGGAATATTGAATTGCCCATGTTTGTTAATTCTATTGCTGATGTACCATTACCAACATAAAATTTATCATCATCAATGTCATAGCATATCACACCATCAGCAATGAATACGGAACAATCCGTAGTCCTAATTGGGGGTATAGGGGCGGGTGGAATGGCCCACGATATTGAGGCAAACAGAAGAAATATTAATATTGAAATACAGAACTTTTTCATTTTACCTACCTCCTTAATTCGCTATGAACGTCAAAATGCAAGTACCAGCCGCACTATTAATAAGATTATTAGATAAGACAAAAGTCAAATCCCCCCTGATAATAGGATATTGCCCCAGGATTCCGAGTGCTATGTTTACCATCTCCGTATTAGATGTATCCCGATTCATCAGTAATCCACCCGCAAGATCGATACTATCCGCATCATTAATAACAATGTCATAATTATCTGTGGGTGGTCCCGCTCCTGGATTAGTCTCTGCCGAATAAAGATACCATCCTCCAATTCCGTAAGTGGCAGCTGTGATGGTGGTACTGGGGACTGTTGCCGCATCCACACTCGCCACCCACGAAAGGGTTATCACCTTCCTCGTTGGTTGGGTCAGTACATAAATGGTGGATTGGGTAATTGTGACAGTTCCTGGAGTAGCAGCAAAAACGGATTCTGCCATGATAAAAATTAAGAATAAAGCCAACAGTAACTTTTTCATTTTGTGCCTCCTTTTAAGGTGCCATAATAAAATTCCATAGCTTTTTCTAATCGTTTAATTTGGCCTGAACTTAGAGACTGTTCAAACAAACTTCTATCTCTTTTTGACAACCCCGATAAAGGATTCATCCTATCTAATGATTCTTCAATCCCCTTTGCAGTTCCCCCAAGAGTAAAATATTCATACATATATTTGTTTGTTGCTTCTTCATCTTTATATCTGATAGCCAATTTGAGATTATATAAAGCATTGCCTTTAGGTGTGAGCCAGAAACCTTCTGCTCCTTTCCCTTGTTCTTTTAACCATCTTCTTTTAGTTTCTTGAATATCAGCATAAGCTCCCTGCCCAGGATCGGCAGTATAGACAAAGAAATTCTTTAGACTTTCTTGGTATCCCTTTGATGGTAAACCTGCGATTGCTTTATATTCATTATCAAGTCCTAAACTTCTTGAAAGATAAAGTCCTCTATCTCTGATAGTCCCAGGTTTAAAAACATCAGGGAATAAGGTTCTTCCCGTGATAAGTTCGGCAGGGACCTTAATCTGGGGTGTTAAACCTTGAACGATCACATTAACAGGAGATTTAACCATATCCTCGGCAATCTCTTTTAAAGTCATTTCTCCCTTCATCCATTTGTCAACATATTTAGGAGAATCATCTAATCCAAACCATTCAAGAAAATCCCCCAATGCTCCGATACGATTAAAATAAATAATATTACCTTCTGAATCTCTGCCAAAAATGATATGAGGATTAGATTTAACATCCTCTGCAAGATCATCTTCTTCTTCTGGGAACATTGTATGATTCCAAACCTGTAAGGCAGTCCAAAAAGCCGTTGCGGAGATAAGAAATTTCCCTACCTTATAGGCCATATAAGGAGTTTTGGCGACCGTTCCTAACATCTTCTTCCCTGCCGTTTCTGCCAACCTACCATCTGATGCTGCATTCTTAGCAAATTGAACATACCGCTTAAGGTTAAGTTCCTTCCATGACCAAAAAGGATACCAATATTCTCTGATATTTTGGCCCATTACAGAGATTCGGTCATAAGGTCCGATAAGATCATTTGAAAGCCAGTAGGCCCGATCTCTATTATCTTTCAATCCCATAATTTCATCGGGTTTAGAACCTCCAAAATTATTAGGTCTGCCTTCAGGGTTTTTCTCCATCTGTTTGAGATAATCAAGATAGTTCCCATATCTTAGAATAGTCTCTCTAAAGGTATTTGTAACCCTCACTGTCTTCCAATATTTCTTCCAAACCCGATAAGGAATTTCTGTGATTCCGGGAGTCTGTTCTTTGTAAAGTCTTTCAAACGTCCATAGACTTTGAAGATCACCCATCTCTTGAGCGAATAATGTAGAATCGAACCCTCCACGATCAAAAAACTCTTTGAGTTCTCCGGTTATTTCTTTCTTTCCGAAAAGAACATCTCCCAATTCTTTTGTTGCCTGTGGAGTTTTTAAGAATCCTCTTGGATTTCCCACGAAAGAGGCATCAGCGTCCCCCGTCATGTTCCTTGCTTCATATTTTAAGTATCGCCTGGGAGCAAAAAGAAACCATGCCTTGATACCCCTCATCAATGCCCTATCTGCATCCCCAAGAACACCTTGGCCTTTTGTCTTTACCAATTCATCAAGGGTCTTGGCAACTTCTTCTTTAACTACAAACTCTTTTCTTCTCCCACCAATAGCAAGAGATTGCCTTAAATCTGCTTCGGTTATTCCAAGCTCTTTCAATGCTCCTGTGTGAAGTTTTTCCGCTAATTTAGCGGGGATAGAATCGACCATGTAAAATACATTTCCCTCTCTTGGTTGCCATGTAACATATCCCTTTGGAATTGCATCATGCCAATCTTCTAATCCTTTAATCTTGGCATCCTTTTGGACTTGCTTAGTAATACTATAATTCTTATCAATATCCTTAATCGTTCTTGCTACCTGAATGTCATAAAGCATTTGAGACATGACTTCATATTCGGGTTGAATAAAGTCACGGTTAATATTCAACTCCGTTCCTTTTCTTGCCTTTAAGAATCCTCTTGATGAAGGGGTTTTAAGTTTCTTCCCAGTTCCAAATAACCCTTGCAGATTGGTATATTCTAAAACTTGATGTCTGAAATAATCCTCATTTTTGAGTCTATCAGAAACATCAAATCCTATGTCATCCATTGCCTTTATGTATTCATCCTTGACTGTATCCCACATTGTTTTTCTTTTAATGAGAGCATCTTGGATAATAGGACTTCGGTCTATAATGGCGTTTACCCTATCTCTCTCTACCTTAATGGTATCTTTATCGAATCCCCAAGGTAAATCATGCCCTTTCTCGGCCTCTCTTGAGAGATCATCGAGAATCACCTTACGAGTAAAAATATCATAATCTTCAGCCTTTAATCCCGATAAGGTCTTTGAAATTTCCATTACAGAATCATACGAAGCAACCCCCTTCTGTTTCTGTAACTTTGTCAGATCAAATTGGAGTTGAGCAAACTCCTTATTTCTTGGAATATACTCATAAGGTCTGGTCATCTTGTGCCACATATCAGTAAAATACTCTCCTACCCTTGCGATAAACGGTTCTTTTATGGGGACGGATTCCTGATAAGATTTTTCTATAACAGGATCGGTAAATTCAAAGGTTGGCGGTTTAGGTGGTTGTCCTATTGTAACTTTACCAGCCTGTTCTTCTGCCCTAACTTCCTTGCGTAATGTTTCTAAACCCCCCGGTTTCCCGCTCAACTCACCCGTTTGAGTATTGAGCCACCAATCAGATTCTTTTGCAAATCTGGCTTCATCTTTCGTTTCCTTTACATATTTATCTTCTGCAAATTTCTTTTGGGGTGCCGTTAATTCATCCCAACTTACGCTCTTCCATTGTTCTTTCACCCCCTCAACCTTCGCTTCTGGTTTGGGTTCTACGGGTTTAACTTCTTCTTTTATTTCAGGTTTTGCTTCAGCCAGTCTCTTTGCCTCTAATTTAGCCTCTACCCTACCGATTTCACCCTTCATATTCTTGGCAATATCTTTTAAACCCATCCTACCGCCTGGTATTAAACCTAACCCGAATCCTGTGGCGGTTGATTCAATTAATTGATCGGGATTTACTTTTCCCGTTGTGCCTAACTGTTTTGCTGTATCTTCAAGTCCAAAGATAGTTCCCAGAATAGGTGCTTTAGCATAAATAGAAAACGGCCCTACAGCATGAAAAATAAGACCTAATAGGGCAACCTCTGCCGCTTTCGTAATAGCACCTACGGTTTCACCCAAGGCACTCGCACCTTCTTTTTTAGCTTCTGCCGCTCCTAATATTGCAGGGTAAGTAAGTAACGAAGCGAGACTAATCCCAAACTCTAACATCCCAGGCCCAAGACTACCTACAAATTTACCTATAAATTCATTTATAAAATCAGGTGGTGATTTAGAGACCAATGCCTGCCAATAATTAGAATTTTCTTCAAATTGATCTCCCATCTTTTTTAATAGATGAAGTCTTTCTTCTGGAGGAATAGGTTTTCCTCCAACCTTTATCCTTTTTTGTTCTGCATACTCAAAAATAGTATCAAAGTTTGTAAAAAGAGAACCCAACTGTCTATTGAGAGATCCTGCTGCACTATACCAGAGTTTCCCAAATGGTGTACTGATTCGGTCAAAAATATTCGCTAAATCATCCTGTGGAGGGTCTTCGTCCATTGATCTTGTTTTCTGCCAATCGTTTACAAACTCATCAATCTTGAAAGAAGGCGGTTCAGGTTGATAAGGTTTATCCTTTAATGTAGGACTGATTTGCGGTGATCCAAGAATGGATTCAACACTCAATTGTTCTTCCGGTTTAGTCCCCAATACTTCTTCAACTGTCTGCATTTATTTAACCTTAAATTTAGTTCTTAAAATCTGTGCTGCCTCATCATACGTCAACTTTCCACTTTTATAATCATACTGGACTTCTTGTATGGTTTTGTACTCTTTTTTCTGAATTGGTTGCACCTCAACCTTCTTTTCTTTTCCTTTCTTCAAACTCTCAAAATATTCCTTATTCTCTTTTGCTGTAAAATCCTGTCTTTCTGCAATGGTGGTTTGAAAGGTAATTGCTAATTCCTCAGATTTCATCTGAATATCTTTGGGGGTAATCGGTTTATCTGCCTTTCTTTGCTTATCAACCCAATCGTCTAAGGCATTCATAGCCTTAGTATAATTAGCCGATTGTAACGGTGGAACTTCTGCTAACATACCACCATAAGGCATAATCTGACCTTTCATATAATCATAAGCCCTTGATTTGGATTTGTTTATGGATTTATCTTGTTCTGTATCGAGGCGATCTAAAAGTTTCTGTCTCGTACCCTTTGTGAACTCATAAGACATGATATAATTTCTGATGGTCTTTGGATTCACTTCTTTGGAAATTAGTTCATTTACAAAGGCATAGTTACTACCTTCGATAACAGGATCAATCTCATCCTCTTTTACTTTTGAAGCAGATTCAATTGAAGTTGCCCATGTCCTTTTTTCGTCTCCCGTCAAATATCTTGACTGTTGAGCAAGAGAATAAGCCTGGGTATATTCCCCCTTCATAAATAGATCCCCAACCTGCCTATCCTCATCGTCATGTGCTAACTTCTGTTGTTCTTTCAATTTCTTCTCTTGCTCATTCCCAAATATCCTAAATGCTGCATTGGCCTTCTCTATCTTATCCTGTCTCTGTTTAGGTAATAGATCAGGAAGATATTTTGAATCTTGAAGGTTAATATAGGCTTGTCCTGGATTTGCCATTATTGCTTTATCGGCTTTCACATCGGCTAAGTCAGAAGCAACCGTTTTAGCAGACTTTTCAAAAGTCCTTAATTTATCATCAATCCATAATGGATCAATAGGGTTTTTCCCCCTTAAAATCTCCCCCTGTATTTCTAATTCATTCTTTATAATTTTCCTTTTTGTAGGATCATCCGTATCGGCATAATCCTGATAGGCTCTATCCAAAATCGCCCCAAAAGCGATCTTGCCCCTCTTATTCATTACATCATATTTCTTAGCCTTTATTGTGTTTCTTAAATGGAATGCCTCTTGATTAAAACCCTTTTCAAAAGCCAAATTTAAAGCTGGACTTGGTTCTTTGGGACTGATTCGCCCCCTAAGAGAAGTTATTTCGTTCTCAATGTCTTTGTCGAAATTCTCATAATCTGTCCGACCTTTAAATTTATCGGCTATCCCCAAGCTTTCGTTTTTTAATGTGTTATCCAATTCAACGGCCTGTAGAGCATCAGAAGCTATCCGTTCCCGTTCTTTTATCTGGTCAAATACATTGGCGGCGCGTAACCCTAATCCTTCGATCTTCTCTCCTGCCTGAGACATGGCCTCAAAGGGTCTTGATGCCTGTTGTGGAGATATAGGCACAAGTCCAGATTTACTCGGTAATTCTTTTGTTGAATAGAATCTTGGAAGAAGTTTAGTTGCCATTAATATAACCTATCAAAAGTTTTGCCCTTCTCCACCCCATCCATAATATGATGGAGTAGTTTTGGAAGTAGTTTTACCCCTACCATAATAACCAAGTCCAGCCTGACCTAATCCTGTAAGAAAAGTTGATCCTGCACCCCATGCACCTGCACGTGAAGCCTGTTTGCCATAAAATCGATTCATTCTTGCCTCATTCAGAGAACGGGTGGCCGAAACTTCACCACCATATTTTATAAACTCAGCCTCCCTTTCCCCTTCTTCAGCGGTACTCATCAATGTCAACAATGGACTTCCACTGGCAATATCTACGCCAGCGGCCCCATAAAGAGCCCTTTGGGTTCCCATTAGTCTCTGTAATTTCGCCCTATGGACTTCTTCTTCCCTTGCGGCCCCCGCCCTTGCTACTCCGGCCTCTGATTCTGCCACTCTTGCACTATAGTCATAAGCCCCTTTTTGTGCCTGTCCTGCTCGATACTGACCAAAGGCAGACATCCCAGTACCTACCAATGATACACCCAAAGCAATAAGAGGAAGTACAGCCATTAGCATCTCCTCCCAAATAACAAAACCGTCTCCCCATTAGGTCCGTATCCTTCCATCCCATCGGGAGTCTCGTTTTTAAATCCAAGGTGAACAAGAAAACGCTCACATGCTTCAACATTAGGTAGACCAGTATTTACTAAAGCCTGCACCCTTTTTAACCCCTTCTCTGCAATTATTAGACTAAGGTAATGTATGATTGCCTTATACGTTGTCTTTTTGTATTTATAGAAAAGTGAAGATAGAAGTGTCCATGCCTCTCCTTTATTTTTATCCAATAACACTACTCCTGCACAGCCTACAATCTGTTCATCAATGACCAATGTGAATGCGGGACCCTCTTTCTTCCATCCTTCTGCCCACTTTTCCCAATCAGGGAATTTAGATAGCCAAGTATCTTCTTCCCTGACATTTCGATCAAGGATGTCATAGGCATGAACGGGTTCGTATTGAATAATTTCAATCTTCATTGAGCGAGACCCTCGGAACTAATGCCAATATCGTCATTGGAAGAGGTTTATCCTGTTTAATATACAAGGTCGCATCATCTTTCCAATCCCCTGGGAATCTAAATTGTGCATCCATTGTATTCAGTTCACCATCTTCAAGGTCTAAAACTTCTTTTAAATTGGTCGAATCTGGGCCAACCTCAACCCCTTCTCCGGTCTCATAGAAACAACAAGTCAGGTAATTTATCTTTTGTTTTTTACCCCTTGCTGTTCCTAATTGACTCCCCGCATGAATCTTCATAGGTTCCACGATAGAGGTAAAGGGCAGACCAACATGAATTTGATTCCCGTAATAAGTCAATGTTACAGCTCCCGCAGCACTTACCGACAATCCAGTATCAACCACTCCATCGACAAGGGCATCTACCGTTTCGCTCCCAAGATGGAGAAGATCAGGAGCGGTGAAGGCATTTTTCACTATCTTGATTGTTCCTCCAGAACTCCACGCCGTATAAAGTTGTGAATCAACACCAGAAAGTTGGAACGTTCTACTTGCAATATTTACAGTCCCTACTGTATGGGCAGTTGTTGAGGGATCTGATTTATTAACCTCCGTCATTCCCACCACACCTGATATATTCACCTTATCTCCAGCGGTGAGAATATAATCCAATTCCTGAACCGAGATACTCGAAAAACTCACGGTAGAAGTAGCCCCCGGGGTTATTATGAGAGATCCCGCATTGGTGGCCGTGATGTAGTCAATGATGTCAAAAGTTCCTGCTGCGGGAATGGCAGTACCAGCCGTTCCCCCAAGAGTATATGCGCAGGCAGAACCCCCACCCGTCCCTACCAATCTAACCTTATAGGCGTGTGCGGCAACTATCGTGGCCCCAAGGGTAGCAGTTATGGCAGTAGCATCGCTATTTGTATGATCTAAATTACCATTCAAAAACTTCCATTTTACCCCATCATCATTCCATCCAGCCGTAGCAAAATCCACCAATTCCACCCCATCGGTAGGCCATGCTGCCACAGTAACCACTGCGGTTGCCGCTTTTGAAATTCCGCTTATACTTGCCGGTTCTCCCCCATCATAACTTAGTCCTGAATGCACAAAGAAACAGTCTTTTATTTGAGAGAAGAATTCTTGGGGTTTAAAATACTCCACATATCTTTTAACCAACCCTAATATTGTTCTATTCACTATCATCCACACCTGATCCTCTTGGCTGTCCTGACTTACCACGGCAACGGACTCAAATAATCCATCCGTCACCACCCTGAACCATGCAAACACCTTTTCACTTAGGTCACACACAAACCCTAATAATTGCCCATCATTTCTTATCGCCCACAAGATTGACATGGGTTCCTGTTGATAACTCATATCTTTTATCCCAGACAGGGCCATCGTAGAACCTAACGTAATGTGTCGAGCCAATCTTGTCATATCTGAAGAAAGATATTTGTCAGTTCCAAAATCAAAGGTTAACTGTCTAACGGTCAACCCCGATCTTGTTACCCAGAATATAAAGTCCCCCACCACTTGAGGTTGGATATTTTGGACTCCGGTGTAGATATGTTTTTTGGCATTTGGTGGGTCAGTAGTAGGAGTGGTGGGGACATCAAATTTCCATACCCCTCCGGTTGTTCCTATCATCACGGAATCTTCCCCTATCATCCACCTGATTCTATCAACCTTCCCCGATACCAATGAATATTCTTGGCCGGCAGAATCATCAGTAGCATCCGGAGTGAAATCCTCATAATCCGCAACTTTCGATATAAAGATTGTCTGGGGATGGGAATTCATACCGGCAATTAGAAGTTTTTGACCGAAAAAAGCTCCACACGAAGGACAATGATCGGCAGTTCCAACAACGGTTTTCTGAACAGTTCCCGCACTCGTCCAAGCAGTATAGTCAGTTGAATTTATCCCTGATAATTGGAATGTTCCGGCGGCGGAATTGGGACTTGCAACGGTAAAAAAGGTATCATTAATTTGCGTCATTCCTAAAACACTCGTGATATAAACAATATCTCCGGCTACAGGGAAATCAATTTTCACCCATTTCTCCGCAGTTAAATCCGTTGAGAATGTCCCCGAAGTGTGCGCTATAAGACAATAATAATAATTTGCGGTATTGACCCTGATATTACCTATCACATAAGAAGTGGCCGTGACCCATGCTGTAATCGTGACCGTAACAACACACGGATTGGCTTTGGTGGCATTTGTAATAGTTAATGGTTTCTGGGTGGCGGCAACATAATCGGTAAGAGTCCAAGAAGTATGAGCAGTACGAGTAAGTTTTTTGGGTGCATAGGATGGATGGAATATATACATGACATCGGCAGACTGAATGAATTTTAACTGAAATAGGTCGGCTTCGAGATAAGGGCTACTAATTTCATAGACATTAACTCCATCCATTATGATTCCGCTATTCATGTAGAATCGGATATACTGATCTCCAAATTCTATGGCATAGGCTTGAGCTGTGGAAAAATGGAATGGAATTAGTCTTGCTCTCTTACTCGACATTTTTAACGCCCCCACATAGTATGTCCCGGGAACCCTGGAGGCTCCCCCCTCCACGAAAGGGAGCATGTTCTCCAATGTTCGACATCCTGAAAAATATTTGGATATGTCGCTTCTTGCGTCAATTTTGGGCGAAATCTCGCCCCCATTAAAATTGTTCAATAGTGGCGAGGCATTAGGCATTTTTATTAACCTCAAAAATAACTTTTATAATACATATTGACATTGCAAAGTACTCATGTTATATTGATTTTTATGTATCGAGCAATTTGCCCTGTTTGTAAAAATGTTTTTGAAACTAAAGCATCTGAGCTTCAAATATTTTGTAATCAAAAATGCTACCATCAATATCGAAAAGGTAAACCTCTTCATAAAAAAGGAGTTATTAAAAAATGTGAAAATTGCAATAAAGATTTTTATGTTATTCAAAGCAGAAAAGATGAGGCCAGATTTTGTTCTTATAAATGCTTGGGAGAAACAAACTTTCTTATTAAAAAAATGACACACATTAAGGGAAATTGTCTTCAATGTGGGAATCAATTTGAATATGATAGGGTTGGAAAGGGAGCTACAAGAAAATATTGTTCCTCTAAATGCCAGAGACAAGTTAGATATTATTCTAAACAGGTTCCGTTGAATTGTATAAAATGTGGAAAAGAATTTAGAGTTTTTAAAGGAGCCCGATATAAAAGAAAATACTGTTCTAAGGAATGTAGAGATCAAGATCAAAGAGATAATGGGAAAATCACACAACGAAATGGAGTTAGACGATATTTTCAAAGAAGAGATTTGATTAAAGAATGCCAAAACTGTGGATATAATGAACATCCAGAGATTCTTGGCGTTCATCATAAAGACCTTAACCCGAAGAATTATTCTCTGGATAATTTGGCTGTTCTCTGTCCTAACTGTCATAGTTTGTGCCATAATCATTTTATAAATCATCCTTGTCCCCATTGAAATTGTTGATTAAAGGAGTCGCATTGGGCATAATTAACCACCAAGTATCCAGGATTGTTGAACAATACCATCACTTTTATTGCGTTTTTCTATCCAACATCTCCAAGGAGAAACATTCTCATATACACATACCCAGAAATCATTCCCGTCAATAATACAACCTCCATGCCATGTTGTTTTGTTAGTATCTGCCTCTTTTGTCCAGATTACAGAAGCACCATCCAAAGCAATACATTGATAGAGAGCAACATATTTACTTATACCCACATTGTAATATTTCCCAGATACATACAAGTAAGTTCCATCATTGATAATGTCATAAAGTTCATCAACTTGACCAACTACATAGTCTTGAGTTCTTGTCCAATTTATTGTCGTTATGTTTGATAATGGTCTACTTTGTGTAACCAATTTACCATCCCATGTACCACCAGCACCAACTACATTAGCTCCAATTATTGTATTTTTGCGAAAACCTGATATCCCGCTATATTTACCTGTGTAAGAAGTGAAATCCTTAGATAATTTCTCCATAGCAAGATTCCCACTACACTCTCCAGCAAGATATAAGTAATTATCTGAATGGAGTATAATACTACCCCAAACACCCTTTATTAAAGGAAGATCATAACTACTAACAAACGCTCCCGCCTTTGTTAGTTTGATTATAGCAGTTGGACCACCATCTTGAAGAATTTTTAGTCCAACAATATATAAATAATCATTGTCTTGTGTAAGAGATGACATTGATGTGTTATTCGCACCATTCACAAGCCAATATGTCCAGTCAACTACAGCAAGGTTGGCCTTACTTCTTCTTTGAACAATGCCATTCGTTTTTCCAGTAGTTAGATTATATGCACGACCGACAGTATATACATAGTTTGCGTCTACAATAACATCCTGAAAAAATTCGAGATTTACAGCACTAACACTAAAATTCGTAATGCCAACACTTTCTTGATGATATAACGAAGGAAGAGATCGTTTTTCAACATATGCTTTATAATCTATTCCGTCATTCCACCAACCACAAAGATAAAAATCATTACTATCTTTAACCATTTCCCATGGAGAATAGTAAGCAAGGGGGTTAATTGTAAATTCAGCATTCACCACCTTATTCTCATTCATAAGAAGAGATCGTGTTACCAATCCCGTCCCGTCTCCAGACCATGCCACAAATGACATTCCAGAATCAGGAGTCGCTGTGAGAACGACTGTTATCCCATCCACAAAGAAAGCGTAACATGATGACCCGCAATCAATCCCCACCACATCACTTGTCACTACTCCCGTCCCAGTCCCACTCTTCGTTACCCTTATATTCCATCCCTCATCCGTTTTCACCGGCCTCACATAATAAGTCCCAGGTACTCTCGCCACCCCACCTTCAATGATCGGCATGGCATTTTCAAGAATCCTGCACCCTCTGTAATAATCCTTGAGGTCTGCACGGGCATCAACTATAGGAGTCAATTCTCCCGAACGGAAATCATTGATGATAGGAGTTCTTTTAGGCAACCCAATCTCCTTACACTACAATGGACTCGCCCTCGATTGTAATGGTTAAGGACGTTGCGGCACTCGCACCACCAACCAAGAAGGTTGTACTGGTCAATTTTAAGGCACAGTAATAATCGTATGTGTCATAGGCCGCTATCGACTTATCATAGAATAACTCCGTACCTGCCCCATTGGTTCCAGTTGCACCTAAGAAAATCCTGAACGTAACTGCGCCAGCCGTCTTATTTACGATGTGGATATGACGAACAATGTCATAGACCAATGCCGATGCTGGAACATAAATATCAGTCGTATAAGTACTGGTTAACGCTGCCGGTCCATAAAGTTTCTTAATTACTGCCATGTTCCTTGCCTCCTATGGTTTCGTATGTCCCAGATCTGCTGTAGCCAAAACCCCCAACACATTGACACTAACCCTCCAATAATGTGGAGGATCGGCCACATCCCTTAAAACCAATCCCTTTGTTGCAAGGTCAATAATCACATCGTCAGTCGTGTCTACTCCTTTAGTTGTTCTGGATGCTGCACTTAATCCCGCATAACCACTTGCCGCATCTTTTTCTGATTCTTTTTGATATTGCGGATGATCATCATCTGCAAAAGACCCATGTGCCCCCATCCTTAAACTTAAATTATTTTCCTCTGCATCCTCTCCATCAATCCCGGGACGACCAGATAGGCCAGTCAATCCAGTAGGACCCCTTAACCCAGGTCCAAACTGAGAACCTACCTCAATATCTTCCCCATCAATACCAGAAGTACCACGATCTCCCTTAGAACCAACATCTCCTTTGGTCTGAACTACCGTGCCGTCACCAAGTACGATGTCATTATCAGCATTTAACTTGAACTTCTTAACCCTTCTCATCCTCTACCAGCGTTTGTCCATGTAGAATTTTTTTCTGTCTTCCAATCTTCAATAACATCGAAATAATCAAGAGATTGATTAATTTCATCGGCACGATTTAAAGCCAAGAAATATAATTCCATCATTCCCTTAAACTTCACCATCCCTTCGGTTAAATGGATAGCCAGTTCCGCTGCCAATCGAAAAGCCAAAGCATTTATAAAACTCGGAGTAAACAGGGTTACATCCGCCACCTTTCGTATATAAGTCAAAACTAATTCTTCACCAGATGCTTCATTATCATAATCCGTGACAAGACATAAGGTTGACGAGGGTGTGACTTCTTCCCAATAGGTAGTCTCTATTGCTGGAAATTTACTGGTATTGGCGGCGGTTCCGGTAATATTCAGAATACACTTATAAACCTTATCTCCATTCCCCATAGGTACTGCGGCAATATCGATCCCCGTAGTGGGATAACTTGCAAGGTAGGCCGCATTTTGGGTAACTGTCCATGCAGTAATATCTACCCCATCTACAGTACCTCCAGCAATCGCTCTGATTGCTGTCTGAATCAATGCTGCTGTATTTTTGGCTCCCGTTGCATTAGCTAATTTTATGGTGATGGTATGTCCAGAAGCTGTTACCGCCAAGGTATCAATCGTATTACTTTCACATTCTATATCTATAAAGGTAATGTCTGCCTGTTTATACGTTCCTGCGATATACAATATTTTCTCTGATCCAACGTTTATTTCCGCATATCTACCAATTCTGACCCGTGAAGCTGCTGCGGATGTATAAGCACCGGCTCCTGCTGGGTTGAACTCTGCAATGCCCCCCGATCCACCAATGACATCCATCGTCTCAAATTTATATGGATACCCACTGGGATAGATGCTGGGATCATCTGAAGTTCCTAATCCTATTCGTAAAAAATCAGTAGGGACAAGATAAGCAAAATCGTAACCAGATGGAGGAACTTCAGCGACCATGCCAATGGCTGATCTCTTTTTGGCAAACTTCCAATCCTTTTCGGCGAGGACTTCATCCCTTATATATTCCCATATAGCAGCGGCGGCAAGTGCTTGAGATGAATCCTCAGTCATAGATCCGATTCTTTTTACACCTATTCTATTGAGTGCAAGGTTTACTATACCAACTTGTGTGTAAGCCATGTTATTCCTCCATTTCCATTTCTTCTTCCATCTCTAAGGGTTTTTCTTTCTCATAAGTGGAATCGGATTCGGATATTTTTAAATTTCCAATATTTCTAACAATATCTATGGGACTTGAAGGTTGATTTGTTTTTGGGATAGGTTGAGGATGAGATTCTGATTCATAAGATTTAGTTTCAACATTCTCAATCCGCCTTTTAAGATCACCTATCTCCTGACCTAATGACAAAATTTCCTCATCCCTTCTAAGACTCCTTCGAGAACGAGAGCCACCTGTCGCAAATTTTAATTTTCTCATTTTCTACCTGAAAAAAGGGGACAAGGGTGAAAGGAGAGGAATAAAGCCCCTTGCCCCCAGGAGAATCTATTATTAATAAATCTTAGGTTGATCCATCCACGTCTGGGCCAAACCATGCGGTCATAGCTCCCGCAGTTGGTGTACCGGTAACATCAATCCACATACTTGCGTACTGGAGTAAATCAGCCGGAGGACATGGAACAAAGATATGTCTCCCCAGTGTCATACCTGCAACAGCAAAGTATCTCCCGATGACCTTTGTCGTTGGGGTATCACCTGCACCGGTAACTATCCAGAGTTCACAAGCAGTCATCACACCTGCATAGGCAGTTGTGAGCACGCAATGAAGGCCGAACTTCAAACCTGCTTCGACCTGTGGCGTAGTTACCCCGAAATTAATTACGTTCCCTTTGGTTGTGTAGGCGTATTCATCCCCACCATTCCCAAGGGCAGCAGCACTAAGAAGCTGAAATTTATAATCATTGATAGGCATCTTAAATTACCTCCTTGATAAATTTTTCGTTTTTATAAAATGGCCGTATGAGTACTCATCTTCTCAGCCATTCTTACAGGGACACCCCTGAACCTAAGAACTCTGCGACCAAAGACATCATTGTTGGGATCAACGGTATAAAAGGCGTTGCTCTTATTCATAGCTGCGATGTCCATCTGGGTTTTGATCGCTCTTGGAACGTAGATAACAGCATCGTTTCCGCCACCAGGAAGGTTATTGATAACCTCTACAAGATGTTCAGGGTTAAAAATGTTATCCGTTCCACTTGGTTCAATATTCGCAAGTCTCTGGACATATCTTTCGTCTTCGATATTAAGACCGAAATATAAACTCATAAATGTCCGATAAGCCTGCATGAATTTAGGAGTACTCAATTGGGTATCTGACATAACGGCTGTAACTTCCCCTAAATCCCTAACGGAAATACCAGCCACAAGATTGGCGGGATAAATTCCAAAAACCTTACCTTCACCCCATTCAACAACCAGAATGTCGTTTATGGTTCCGTCCCCACCTGCCAGTTTCACATTGACAGGCCAGGTTGTATCTCCGTTTGGATAATGGGTAGAAACATTGAATCTGGTTCTTAACCCGTCCCAAGCGTTAGGATCTGTGGCCTTTGTCCCGGAAATAATCAAAGTTTCCGCCGTCTGGGTCATTGCCTCTAATTTAATGGTATCTCTTTCTTGTCTCCACTGCTTAGGGTTCGGTTGAATGTCGCAAAGAGTCTTGTCAACCTCCCCATAATCTTCGATCATTGCGATTCCTTCCGAATATGGGGTTGAATGGACAGCCGTAGGGGCAACACCCTGGTTAAATCCTCTCGTAGCAGGAGTATTTAAATATGTAACTCTTGCCCCGATATTGCTAAACATCTGATTCGATGGTTTCATGGGCATATCCTGAAAAAAAGGACATTTCCGAGCTAAAACATTGGCTGCCCATATATATTTTGCCTTCTCATCCAAGGACGTATAACTATTCACAACGTCCATAATGGTATTAACACCAACTACAGCGATGGTTGTCATTGAAATTTACCTCCTATTGAATTTTATCCGCCTTTCATTGACGGCGTTTTATCGTAGATCATGGCTGGCTTGACTTCTCCGCCACCTCCTCCAGCACTTGATGGACTCCAATCTTCGCCAGTCTTTTTTGCAATAACGAATAAGGCCCTCATAAATACTGGAACTTGCCATGCTTCGGCCTCCTTATAGGCTTCGTCAAAGTCTGTCCCCATAAGTTTGTTCCAGAATCTTTTTGTCAATTCCCTTCCGGCCTTGTATTCTTCTTCAGTCTTAAACTCGGCCCGGAATTTCTTTTCGTTCTCGACTTTTTCTTCCTCGGCCATCTTATTCTCGGCTTCGACCATTCCAGAAACGAAAGAGTTCCATTCTTGTCCGATTCCTTTTGCTGCATCTTTTGGGACATGGTATTTATGGAAAATCCCTTGTGCCCATTTGACCATTTCGGGACTGTTCTCTTTCCCTTCGATCTGTGGAAATTCGTATCCTTCTGGTTTATCTGGAACGCCTATTGCCTTGTGGTAGGTCGATACTTCTTCTGGTGTTGATTTGTCGTTCAGTTTGGGGATTGAATTATCCAGTCTTGTTTTTATGGAATCACGATCTGTCTTAATTTCCAGGGCCGATTTAACAAAGTCCCCTGGCTTCTGGAAGGTTTTAACAAACTCATGTTCCTTAAACTCATCTGGAAGTGCAGCCCGCCATCCCAACGATTGTGATTGTGCTTGTTGATCTGCTACGACTTGATCCCCACCTTGGGTCACTTGTCCTTCATCTGCCATAAAATGTTTCCTCCTTTGTTGGATTTGAAATAAAAAAAGGCCCGCCAGGGTTCTTATTCCCTGAAACGGGCCTCGTAGACCTCTCTTTAAATTAGGCTATCGAATAGCTCTTATTTCTTACACGCTACGGCTATATTTCTTTGTATCACATCCTCCATTTCGCTTGGTCTTAATCGGTTTCCATAATCCTGTAAGAAATTTTTATAACCACACTTACCACATTGGATTTCAAGAACACCCTCCCACCATTTCGCCTTAAACAACAATCTTCCACACTTCACACATCGGATTTCAGTCATAGTTTCTTCTCTATACAATCAATAATAAAAGTGATTGAAAATAATAACATAAACATCCAAATACCAGCGTGAATATTATGTTGCCAAAAACCAAAACTTATAGAAGCTATTCCCTGTATAAATCCTACAAATAAATAAAAAGTCATTTCCCCTCCTTTTTCTTTTTCTTCTCTTCGGTCTCGTCCATTCCGATGTCACTTTGCCAGAACCCCCCACCCTGTTTCTTTCTCATATCCATGACAGGTTGTTTCTTGTCAAAGTTAAAGTCTTCGGTATCAATCCCTTGTTCCTTTAACTTCTTTTTCAAATATTCTTTAATAGCTTTTTTATAATCAGCCATGTTTCTTCTCTACCCCTGAAATTGTTCCCTTATTGAGTGAGGCATAAAAAACGGATTCGGCCTTTTTCTTGCTTCCATACTGCTTCTTCATGGCCTTAAGAATCTTGTTACCTTTCTTCGTGAGAGGCATTATTTCTTCTTCTCCTCCACCTTCGGCTTTGGTTCCTCTTTCTTTGGCTCCATAGCCTTCAACTGACCATTCAAGTCATTTAATTCCTTTGTGACTTCTTTCAGGTAAGTCTGCCCTTCGTTAAACTGCTGTTGCATAAGAGAGAGTTGGGCATTAAGTCTTGCCACCCGCTCCTGTGCCAAATCTCGCTTCAGGGTGAGGACCTCTTTTGAGTCTTCACCCATTGCGAATAAAGGTAGAGAGAGAACTAAACCAACCAAGATAATTGCTACCAATAACTTTTTCATAATCGTTTCTCCTTTCGATTGTTAAGGGTTCACTTCTTATGTCTGAACTGCCGTTCTTGATACTTCAAACCATTCTGTGCCGTTACTGATGAACCTTATCGTATAATACTTCCCTGCACTCGTTCCAAGGGTTAATGTGCCCGTTGAATGTATTAACGTTGCGTGGAAGGTGACTATCTCATCCCCTGCTCCTGCCGTTAGGAATATAATTGTGATTTCATCTCCGGCGGTTCCACCAGCAGAGGCTGTCATGGTTACGTCTTCATTATCGGTAGCTGCATATGTATAGACGTTCGATAACCCAACCGTAAGAGCAGCGGCGGCTGTTGGCGTAATAACACTGGCGGCAGATGCAAGTTGAACTTGCCCTGTCCTCGCTGGCATAGTAATAACTGATGTCCCCGCAGCTACTACTGGTTGTAAGGTAACTGTTCCCGAAGTGCTACCATAGAATATAGCTTGACCTAACACGCTATTGACAGTTCCAAGGGTTAAAGAAGCTGTCGCCGTGGCCACCAAGGTGGGAGCGGTGAATTTTAGATTTGCCGTCCATCCGGTTGACGCACTCGTTAGGGTGTTACCCTGGTTAGCCTGTGCGTAAATTACTGCCGAATCCGTCAGGTAAACATGGCCCCATTCTAAGTCTGCGGTTCCAATTGTGGACCCCCCCGCAGCACTTGGGGTTATAGAGGTTGTAAAGGTAGGAGCCGTAAACACGTTGACTCCCGTAAATGTCTGCCCTGCATCTGTCCTGGCAAGAGTGGCCGAAGTCCCTGGAAAGGTATAAGTCTGTCCCGCCGTTCCTGTAAAGATTGAACTCCCTGCGGTGAAGGTGTGGCCATTCAGCGTTAAGACTACCGTAGCCCCAGTAGCACCAACCGTAAATCCTCCTGCTCCCGCTGATAAGGTTCCCGTGATAATAGTATTAGGTGTTATTGTTACACCAGTTGCTCCACTTGCCCCTATCTGGATAAGTTCGCCCGAATCCACTCCTATAACCGATATATCTGTTCCGGTGGGGGCGGCCTCACTCATTATATAAGTTGCATTAGAGAGTCTGATAGCTCCCGCATCCGCAGGATCAGCGCCAAGAGCAATGGCTCCAGTCCCAATAGCGAAATTTCCAGTCGTGATATCAATATTGCCAGCACTTACTAGGATATCACCATTGGTAAGAGTAAGAGCATCGGTTCCGGAGGCATTACCCGCAATCACAGTCGCACCGTATCTCTTGATGGTGAAATCGGAAGCTATCCCATCGAAACAATTAATATAACTACCGGTGAATCCAGCCCCATCCGTCACGGCGAGATAAATGGCGTCTCCCGTCAATATTCCCGCACCGGCATTGGTGTAGGAAATTCCCTTACCAGAAGTCTGAGTGCTGGCCACGATAGCAATCGTTGATGCGGTGGTAGCACTATCTGCAATTTTGATGACAGAACCAGAAGTTCTCGTCCCACCAGCGGTAATATCCAATATATCCGATGTGACCAAAATGCTATTAAGAAGTGTCACCAAGTCGCCTTCGGCTGTATCGGTTATACTGAGTTGCCCACCCGCCATGGTTAAATCTACGGCGGCGGGAAGACTAACTAATGTGGCCTTACCAACACCACCAAGGGTAATAGCTCCCGTACCGGCAAGTGTCCCTATTGATACTCCTCCTGCTCCCGTCCCATTTAGAGTTAATGTGGTGGCAGCAGATTTGGCCGATATAGCGTCCTGAAGTATTGTAACCCCCGATAAAGTACCAGTAGTGGTAAAATTGCCACTTGCGTCAATGCTCCAGGCAGTATAAGTAAATCCACCAGTTGTTCCAATTATGTTGTTGTCGCCTACGCTCAAGGCATTGGTAAGGTCGGTATCTGTGAGGATAATAGCCGTAGTCAATGCTACATCAGGACTTATGGTGAGTGCCCCAGTTGCAAGCAGTTGAATATTATTGGCTGTGATAATCAAATCCTCAGCTGCCGTAACCCCATCGTCCGCCGCAAGGGTGAGGGCAGTTCCAGCCGCCGTTGTAATCCCACCAGCACCTACGAAAGTAAGAGCGGTAGCCGTGAGGGTTGTCGAACTTACGTTCAAGCTATGCCCCACTATCGCTCCCGTCATATCAACGGAAAATTCAGTGTTCGCTGAGCTGTTATCTCTCGCCAAGATGTAATACCCATCGGTATCATCATTATCCAGATAGTCCAGTCGCAACAGGACATTAGTGGCAGTGATATCTGCGGCGGAATTATAAATCTGAATTCCATCAACAGAAGTGCTTGCCATCGTACCATAGAGCAATTTCCCGTCCGTAGGAGTGCCCGTCAACTGTTGGATATAGACGATTGCAAAGTCCCCCATATTACCAGTATTGAGAAACTGGTTCTGGTTGGCTGCGATAGCCGACCCCGTAAATGTGTTGGTATATGTTCCTAACGTTATGGAGGCGGTTGCAACCGGATCACCCACCTTATCCCAAGCTGGAGTACCGGCTTGCAATAAATTTGTCACCGTCCCTGCGACATCCTTGAAATATAAGGTCTGTACCGATCCCCCGCCATCCAAGACATAAAGCCATCCGTTATCGGTAGGGGGATTTGTTGATGGAGTAGTTATCTCTGGTAACTGAAGTGTACCAAAAGATCCCAATCTCCATGCCTTCCCTGTTTTCCCAACAGCTCCAACTTTATTCTGCTGTGGGAGAAATTCTTGTTCACAGTATGCCGCAATCGGCAAGAAAACCAATCCTAATACCATTAAAATTCCTAACCACTTCTTCATCTCTCTACCTCCTTTTAAATTGTTAATATTTTAGCCATTAAATAAACCATTTAAAGATTTCTCAATATTTTCTCTATCCAAAACTCCGCACCTAATTAAGATCGAAACCCCAATATTGTGTTCCGAAATCTGGGCCTGGTTATATTCAAGAAATTGTCCATAATGACAAAAAGTAAGTAGAATGTCTCCGAGAACTTCTCTACCCATTTCTGAGTTAATAAAAATATGCCGGTATTTCTGTTTGATCTCATAGTCTGAATCAACTTCTTTCCCGATATTCTTTATTTCTTGACCAGGCCATTCGTTTTCTTCATCTGCCATTATGCCTGACCTTCTTGTCCTTTCCCCATCATCATGTCCAATGCACTTCCTGGTTGAACTTCTTTGCTTGTCCTTTGAACTACTTTCCCTACCTGTTCGGCTTGTTGAAGAGCCTCAGCCATTTCTCTTTTCTGTTGCCTAATCTCTCTGATCTTTTTAATCTGTTCTTCCGTATTCAAACAACTTGCAGGCCACGAAACAGCATCCAAACCAGTTCTAACGGTCTCTTGAATATTGATTTCATCCATTGCTTCTGGTGCAACAACAGATAATCTTCCAAGAAATTCCATCCCTGCGTTAATCCCGTGGAGTACGAAAATTCTTTTCTGAGCTTGAGCGAGTGGCCCTAAATAATCCGTCTCTATGGCTGTCCCTTCTCCCCTGCTGGCAAGAATATTCACATATTCCTGGAGTATGGCGGGAATCTCGGGCATCCTACCCGCTCTTTCTTCAATATTACAAACCCTGTCGTGAACAGGATTAAGCGTTTCGCTATGGAGTCTGCCTATTCTTACGCCTAAAATTGCGGCCTGCTCTGATTGCATCCCCAATACCTGAGTAGCCGTCATTTCAACCTTCTCAAATGCTGCTTGAGATAACATCAAAAAAAAGTTTACATGAAAATATTCTCTAATTATTTTATCAGATCGTTCCTGTTGTTCCACCCCATAGGGAAGTTGAATATTTGTGTAGAGTGGTTTGGGCATATGTTTCTCGGTAAAATTTTCATAAAATGTCCAGCCATCGGGACCTTTATTGATTTTTCCCCTTAAATCAGCAGGGGCTATCATCGGAGGTTCAACGGCTCTATGGCCTGCTTTTAAGTTGGTTTTCGCTATTTGATTTGACTTTAATATTTCAACTAAGGCATCCCAAGAGGGCGATCTGCCATACGGTCTTTCGTCATTGTTGATTCTATATCTCCAGGTAATAGAAGAGAGATCGTCTGTTCCTGTTTCTTCGATCAGTTTCTTTGTGGTTTTATAAATCCAGAGGCTTGCAAATGGTTTGCTCCGTGCATCAAGCCTTTCACGATCATAATCCTTGCGTGGATGCCGAACTCTAAGAATTTCCTTTTCATCATATGGATTTTTTTCATAAATATTTTTAAAATTCTCATCGGCCTTCTCCATTTTTTCTAAACCAAATCGATCAACAAGATTACGAAGACTTATTTTATAAACCCTGTAATTGGTATCCACCATCCCATAACGATCCTCAGCAATGTAACATTCTCTAAAATGAGGCACATTAAAAACTATTCTTCCCGCAGAAATATCTTCTTCAATATCGAAAGTGACCGTCCCGATGGTTAACCCATCATCAACAAAGTCAGGATAAAGATCATAAAAATTGCTTCTCAAAAAGGCTGCCCTTCCAACCTCTTCCCTGTCAAGAAGATAATGTTTAATCTCTGGATACTCATCCATCCTTTTTCCTGACCATGCCCGCATACCCGACCATCTCGGAAAATTAAACTTTCCTGGAAGAGCATATTCAAACCAACGAAAGTGTTGACTCACCGTATAACCGCAAAGACCATCTCTCATTAGGTTTTTGGCGGTTATCGCCGTTCCATCATAAACCTCACTTCCAGTTTTACCACCTTTTGAAATTTCTGAATCTCTAATTTTTCTTCGACCATGATTGACGTAGGTAATAACATCGTCAACCATCGACTCGAACGGTAGTCTGACCTTTTCTAAGGCGGTAAGGTTTTTTAAAGCATCGTCAACTTTTTGTTGATCATCTCTGGTATCGGGCATTAATCTCCCAACTTTTCTTTTAATACCGTTGGCGCCGTGGTTATTCCCTGTTCGCTTGTCTTTATCGTGCTTGCCATACCTTTTCTTTTTCTTATCCGTTCCGCTTCTCTTGCCGCCGCTTCTTTGGCAGCCGTATCGTCTGCCGCAGGAGGTGCAGGTGGCATTATCGGTTCCGGCATTTTTGGTTTACTGAATAATGTTGCCATAATTTTACCCTAATGTTTCCTTCCGTATACTATAACCTGAAGATTCTTCGGTTCCCGCCAGTAACCCACCTCCCAATGCCGGTTTCTTTTTTTTCTTCCTTAATTCTGCCTCTGCCGCTGATGCTGCTTCGGTTTCTGTCATCGGACCTCCAGGGCCATAATCAATTTTCCCACCTCTCGACAGAAGTTTCGTAGGATCTGTAGTCCATCCTCTTCTCGGATCCCAGGGTGTTCCCTCTTCTTGTAATCTCTTTCGTGCTTCGATTTCGGGTTTAAAAATACCGAAGCCCCCTCCCCCTATTCTACTTTTACCACCCATTGATCCCATAGAAATCTCCTAAAGTTTTCTGCCACACTGAGGACAAAAGTTAGGTTTAATCGTTCTATTCCCAGAGTCGATTAAGTTAATCACATCTGGAAACGTCCATGTTTCACACCAGCAATTCGCCTTCTCTTTCGGTTCATGGTGACAATGATTATGGGGGTCTTTCAATAAATGACTACCCTTCAACCAATCCCTACATTCCCAACAAAGTTCACTCTCGGTCATAATATTCTCCTTTCATGCCAGCCCATAAGTGAGAGGGTTATAATCTTCTTGTTTCGCTTCGGTGATCGTTTCTAAAAATGACCTCATCGGATCTTGTTCGTATGCCTCTGACAGATTCTTAACTGCAACCTCAAAATAATTGGTAGCATGACGATAATGATCCGCCCCAAGTTTCCGATACCGATAAATCTTGGTTCCTCTTTTTTCATCTTCTTCAAGAATTTTTGCGATATTACTCATCTGCTTCGCATATTCTTCAAGGGCAGCATTCTTTCGAGGAAAAATATATTCTCCTCTTTTTATAGCCATATGGGTCTGATCGCAAATCTCGGTTCGGGCCAACTCCATCATCCCCAAATCAAAGTCTTGTTTCAAACCTTCCTTGATCTTGTCCTTGTAGGTGCAGAGAATAACGGGGAATCCAGCGTTTTTCTTAAACTCCCTGGCCTTCCTTGTTTCGGGATAACAATCAATGGCGGCCTGTCTCACGTTAAATCTCTTCCCAAGTTCAACAATGTCCTCAAATTCGGGAACGTCACCTACCCAAAGGATTTTCTTCTTTGCCGTCCATTTCATTTTCTTGCCAATAACGATATGGAGTGTTTTCCCAACATCAATTCCCATCCCACAGGGTCCCCATCGATCCTCGGTTGCCATTAGATGAGTGCCACAGCAAGAAAAGATGTCGTTTACCGTCAATCTATTTTCGGCGGCGATATACGCCATTGCGAGTTTTGAATTATAAACCTCCTGGAGATTACCATTAGGGGGATTTTCAAATAATCTTAAAATTTCTCCCGGGTCGATATAAAGAGAATTTAATTGAGAGATCCAGTATCCTTCAAAGTCTTTGACAGACGGAACCTGGGCAATCCATTCTCCGTCTTTTGGGAAAAGACCACCGTGATTATCAGAACCACATTTTACGCAAGCCCTATAAGCTACTCCTTTTTTAAACTTTACACATTCGGGAAAATCAAGCTCAAGGCAACAATCCCGCCCACATTGTTCACATTTAATCATCCAAATCTCTTGGTCTGATTCATTATAAAGACGATCTATCCCATAATCAGGAATCGTTGGCGTTGAAAGATATGCTTCCTCTTTCACATCAGAATGGCTGAATCTCTCAAGGGCAATAGGGATCATGGACTCATCCATTAAATCAATTTCATCAAAAACAATCTTATCAACCGCCCTTGATCTCAATCCCGCACTTTCTTTTTTTAATCCTTGAATTTTTTGTGTCGGCCTTGCCCCATGAAGAAAAAGGTTTGATTTCTGTATCTGCTTAATATTCACCGCTGAAGTATCTCCAATAAACCTTCCAATGTGATAGGGATTATTCTGAATCAAAGGTTTAAACCTTGATTTAGAAAACTCCGAAACATCATCATCGGTAGGAAAAAGGTAAAGAACTCCCTTTAAATAAGTTCCCACAATCATACCATGAATATCAACAATTATCTCTCCTTCCGTAAATCCCATCTGAGCACCTTTCTTTGTTGCTTTTTTGTGTGCCTTTGATGTCATCGGTCCTATTAAATATTCGTGCCCCTTTAATTCAAATACCCCGGCCTGCAACTTAATCTTATTGTAATACGCCCAATACCAAGCGTTGACCAAAGCAAGATCAGAGTTCTTTACCTTCTGGTCTTTTACTTTAGGTTTTGGTTTAAGCAGTCTTCCCATCCCCACCACCAATATTCGGAATATTCGTCAAAGGCACTATCTGAAAATTAACGGTAATCCCCGCCCCAGATATCTGAACCATCGGATTTATCCTGCAATTCCACCTTGCAAGAATTCTTTGAACATCTATTAAACAGTTCTTTGCCCTTAAATCGGCTGAAATCGCTTCCTCCACTATCTTATCAGACTTTACTAATTCCATAAAACCTCCCTTTCATTAATATTTCTAAATACTTACCTACTAAATAAGAAAATAACCCCCTTACCTAACCATTAACTTAACCTTTTGTGCCCCTTCATTAGTCAATGCACACGTGAACGCAAGGTATGTTTCACGTGGAACACTTCCTAAAATCGAAAATCCCCAAAAACCGTAGGCACAGAAGGGATAGGGGTTTAATTGAGGCCGGTGGCTCGCCCTGGCCCCCCTCCCCCCTCCTAAGAAAGAATGCTTATTCCTGCCTGCGCTCATGTCTTGGTCACTCTCCCGCAGCGATCGCACTTGTAATAGGTGCCCGTCTTGTCGTGACCCCAGAACTTATACTCCCCACCACACAGACCACAAAGCATATCCACCTAATCACCTATCGATAACGTCTGATAATAAAGAATTATGACATGATCCAATCGCCAGCAAACCCTTGTCAATCCTCAATCCCTCAGTTATCCACATTGGTATCATCCTCCAACCCCTGCCAATAGCCACCTTGCCAAATCACTTTTTAGCCCCCTTACCCTTGCGGATCTCATCCACCACCCGAGAAGCAATCTCTTGGAGGTCTTTAATCTCCTCTGGGGATCGGGAAGTGATCATCTCGCCCGTTATCCGGTGCTCCTCGGCTGGATAGTCGCCCCGCAGCTTGTGGGCATCAATGCGGGCACGTTGCTGAATATCAAGGGCAGGAACGCCATCGGAATAAATGATCATGCCTTTATCATTAAACACCTTAATTTCTTTAGCTTTTAGCTCTTTTTTAAGAGATTTTGCAAGATAAGGAAGAGTAATGCCCTCGGCGTCAAGAGCTTCAATGAGCGGGGAAAGGAGTTCAGCTTCAATTTCTTTTTTAATCTGAGAATCTTCAACCATTAAACTTATTGTATAGGCTTATTTAGCTTTGTCAAGGGGTCGAGTTTTAAATATTGGTTTATTACGGCAGATTAGCGATGTTTGACAGGTTTATATTTTTCCTGTTTTTGAAGAAATTTAAGAATTAAAGAAGGGAATGTATAGAGTTTTAGTTGTCTATGGGGGGTTTCTCCTCTGTATCGGTAGAAGATTATACCAGCCTTTTTCATTTTAGGAATATAATTTACCTGGACAGTTCCGGGAGATAGTCCTAAATATTCAGCGATCTCTTTTGTTCCTTCGAGAGCGTGTTCAGGTACTACCATAATGGTCCTCCTTTAGTTGTTCGACTTGGCGTTGGAGTTCTTTTCTTATTGTAAAGCTCCTTGATCGGCGAAATAGATTTTCCTTTGTTTTAGTTTATTATTTTCAATCCAATATTGAATATCATAAATCATCATAGCAACGACCCTGCCATGTTTTAGACCATCATTTTCTCTAATCTCAATTTTTTCTACTGGTAAAGAATTTTCATATCGCATGGTTTCTAAGTCTTTAAAGCATTTAACAATTTCAGCTTTATATTCAGGATGTTTTTTATAAAACTTTGCTTGTGCTGTTACCAGTTCAGGTCCTGACAATTCATGGGTATAACATCGGTAATCGATATAATTTTTAGGTGGGTTTAGGATATTCATTTTTTCTCATCCTTTCTATTTCCCAAAGTCTACGATCCATGGGGTCGGTTGGTTGGGTATCCTGGGTTTCATCTTCCCATCTTTTGTTTTTTATCCAACGTTCTGGGTCTGGCCATTCTGGGCAGAATTTATTTTCAGAGTTTAAATTTTCTTTATATTCTTTTTGCTGGTTGAGGGCTTGGATTACTATCTCGAGATCAGGTTTAATCTTTTTCCATTGTTTAAAGGCGTTGGGTTTACCAACTTTTTTAGGGTATTGATCCCAGAAAGAAAGGAAATTCGAGCTATATTCTTTCTTTTGTATAGTTTCTTTTGTAAGAATATCTTTTGTATGTATCTTTTTTGATGACAGGTGATTATCAATATTGATTACAGGCGTTATCTTTTTTGATGACAGTGTAATCTTTTTTGATAAGGGTATCCATTTATCGAAGTCCTTGATAAATCTA